CAATACTGCTTCTTTGTATAGTGGATCAATGTTATCATACACTGGTCTGTCAATATCACTATACACAGGTTCTTCTATTACTCGTTCTTCAAACATATACGGATCAATCATAACACCCTGATTGTGTTAAGCAATAGCATCGTTGTTGCCGCTGTGAAAGTAAAAACTCTGCGACATTGTAAAACTACTTAAATCAACTTGCTTAAATGTTTCTACTATATGTGCTTGTCGGGGTGCTATGTCTGCTCGCATCAACGGCTGACTAAACGGAATGATTATTCTAAAACGGTGATTGTCAGCAGTATGATTAAATGTTGTATAAATCACATACTCAATATCCTTGTATAGTTCCATAGCCGCTTCAATGCGTTGATTTTTATCCACATCTAATACAATGCCGTGTATCGCTACTACATTTGCTTTACACCTACGCACCGTATTTTCGTGTTGTATATAATCGCCTGTCCATTCACCGTTGTTAAAGATTTTAGTTCTACCTAACTCAGCAGTAGGATCACCAATATCCTTGAACTCTGCCAAGTTAAACATAGGCACATCAGTTTTACTTTCGGCACTACGATGGACCGTTAAAAAGTCTGCTACATTATCCCAAGTATCATCTGCTTGTTGATACGCATTATATATCCACGCCTTCTCGACGCTGTCAAATAAAGTTATTTTCATTTCTTCTCCAATATCTTTGCCATTCTCGCTCTTGCGTTTTCAAGCATTTTATTTTCTTGTTGTTTGACCAACTTCATACGCTCTTCGTGCTCTGCTATGTTCGCATCAACTTTAGCCAATCGTTCATCTTTTACACGTTGTCGCTCTGCTTCTTCTTTTTCCAAGCGTTCTGTTTCCGCTCGTAGTCGTTGCTCTCTGGCAGGTGCGTCTGCTTCCCAAGCCAATCGCTCTGCTTCTGCTCTTGCCAATCGTGCCTGATTTTCTTGTTCCAGTTTAATCCTTGCTTGTTCAGCAAATACTTTAGCCTGTTCAATCATTTGTTGTCTGATCTGCTCTTGTTTAGTTTGCGTTCGTATTTCAAACTCTATGCGTTCCAGTCTTTGTTGATTGGCTTCATCAACTTTGCGTTGATGTTCTTCGTAGGTCAATACTTCTTTGTAGCGTTTATAACTTGTGATCTTACGCATACGCATATCATCGGCTACAGCCATACGCTCTGTCATCCAAAGATCATTGCCCTTTTTAGTATTTTTCAATGCCACGTTATCAACTAATAGTCTCATAATGTGTTCATCTTCAAGTGCTTCTGGTCCGTCAGCACCATATTGATCTACTTCAAACAAGTCCCATTCAATGTTGTTTGCGTCCAAATAATCGTGTATGAACCTATAAACCAATGTGCTTGTATCATCAGCGTATTTGGCACTAACTCTGTGTTGTCCAATGCGTTGTGATATGCTTATTGTTTCACCAACATAGAATGGATGCCAAGCATCTTCTATCTTACAACGCAGTTCATAGATATAACCTGGTTGGTAAGTTCCATCTTCATTTCTTTTCATATACATCTCCTTTAATGTATAGTTATTTATGCCTGTATTCTGTTTTTATACACTATTTCTACACATATTTGTCCAAAAAAAACCCTGAGAATGACCAAATACTCAGGGTTTCCAAACCAAATGCGGCAGCATTCAGTTTAATATAGTAGCCTATTGTAGAAAGGGATATAACATTAGAGGATAACCAGTATATACTGGCGGGCTACTATACTATTATTTATGTAAATCTTCTAAAAGTTCTTGGAACTTTTCTTGTGTATCTGCTCGAACAACTAAATCAGCAACTTCAGCAAATATTTCTGGATACTCATCTCGCAACGCAAAAGCCAGTTCAGCGTCTTCGTTTTTGTAAGCCAAATATAGTTGTGATAGTAATGTTATGTGGTCCATTTCATTCCTTCCATATCTTCATTCAACTCTCTAAACTCGCCCCAAATAGCCATTAGTTTTTCCACGGTTTCGAAATCATAATCACCAATAATATAAGTCATTTGTGCGTTATGTAGTTCGCTGACAAGTTTAACTTTACCATCGCTGGGTTCCATATACACTAACAAGTGATACTTGTCCAAGTATATTCGATCTCCGTCGAACTCACAATCTGGGCAAAACGCCCCATACCAATGTTTGATTTCTTGTTTGTCCATACTATTACTTATGCCTTTGACTCTAATCAAAGTTCATAACTGCGTTGTTTTTTTATTTTAGGTGCCCTGGTATGTTGCCAATATGCTCGAACTGATTGTCTGTTTAGCCATAGATCATATTCAGCAAGTTGTTCATCAGGCACATACATCAGTGTGACCCACGTATTTTTATTAGTGTTTTTATAAATGACCTGATCTTCTACTAACAAGCATTCAACAGGTTTATCTGTCATTATTGCTCGATTGTAGTTGTCAGGTTCAGGCACCGTATATGGTGTATCACCAGGAAGTTTAGTCCAAGCCAGTTGTTTAGCAACTGGTATTCTTGGATCAACATATTCTCTTCTGGGTGTTCCATCTACATAACACCAACTCATTGCTCTGTTTGCCATACTCTTATTTAATATAGATAACAACAGCACCAACTATAGCAACTATAATGGCACCGACGCTGGCTATTAGTTGAGTTTGCTTACTGGTATTTTGACGCTCCAGCATAAGTTTGATTTCAGCGAACCCTTGGTTAGTCTGTGCTTTAAGAGCAGATACCTGATCCTCAATCTTGGTGAGTCTTGCTTCAACATTATCCAGCCTTCCTTCTAATGCCTTATAGCGTAGTTCGCATAAGTGTATGTGCCCTTTGAGCGTAGTTTCTTTGAAGTTGTCCATATTATACTGCCGAGTTGTCGTGGATATAACTCCAGCGATTATTTGTTGTATCCCAGAATGCCATCATACCATTTGGGTTGCCACCACCGCCACTATTGCTGATACAGATTTGCTGTCCGACTAAACCAGTTATAGCATTAGCCGCTGCCGCTGTATAAACTGGAAAACCAACTGGTGTAGTAAATGTAGCACGATCACTTCGTAAATCTAATACTTCAATATTGCCACCAGTCCCAGATCGATTGACGTTAAATGTCATTCTACTACCGTAGTGTGTGCTATCCCAGTTTTCTGTGGCATATACCTGAATACCAGCACTTTGTATTTGGTTAGTATTTGTTGTAGTAGTATCAGCAGTAAAACCAAACTTACCTAAACCCCAGCCACTTTGTGGTGGTGCGTATGTAGTTGTTCCAGCCGAAGCCTTCCAGCGACTGCTCATCTCGAACTGACTACCAGTGTTAGTCTGTGTTGAACTACTCATTAAACCATTATATTTAAAACCAGGTGCGTAAGTAGTTTGCCAGGTTGAGGCTGCTTGTAAAATATTGACATCACCTGCTTGTAATAAAACTTCACCAGTAGTAGAAATCATATTTAATACAGCCCCGCCTGTTCTACCACCACCTTTATTGATAGTAAAAGTATCTGTGTTTAAGTTTGTAGAAACATCATTAGATAAAAATCTTGTAGCCTGTGTAGTCGTTCCAATATCTGTAGTTTTTATATTGACCGTGCTGCCAGCAAGTCCAGTGCCAAAGTTTTCTGCGGCAAACCAACTTAAACTACCTGTATTGTTAGAAGTGTTTGTGCCTAAAGCACCAATTTGTCCAGAGGTGTTTATACTAAAAATAGTATCATTAGTTTTCAATGGTGCTCTGCGACCAGGAACAACACTTTTTCTGGCTGAGAGAACATTTAAATTAGCACCGCAGCCTTTCATACCATAATCATCAGGACTACCAACCATATTCACTGGTGTGCCGCTACTGCCTAATAATGTGCCTGCTGTTTGGAATGTAGAAGCAATAGTATAAGTTCCAACACCACCGCTACCTGTGCCCAAGGCTGTGATAAAATACGGAGTTGTATTACTTAAACCCACGGCTCTGATTAGTTGTCCAACATATAACACACCACTGGCAACCGAAGTCACCGTCAGCGTATTACCAGCCGATCCAGCACCATTGTCTATATAACCAGCAAAACTACAAGTATCTTCAAACGGCAGACCAACCATATTCAAATTTAAACTTGGTATTTGGAATGAGCCACCACCTCTACCTTTATAAACGATTGTGCCTGCTGAATTGACATAGGTAGCATCAGCACTTTCCACATTACCAGTAATCCAGTTTAACTGACTATTGACAGGAACCGTGACACCATTGACCGTAGAAGTCGAAGTATTGCTTTGAGCAGTGACTAAAGTTGTTTGTCTGCTTGTCGCTGAAAATTTATTACCAGAAGGTGTAGTCAAGAATACAAATCTACCACCGCCTGCTGTTGTGCCAACACCTGTGATAGTTGTTGATGCTACGGTCTGACTTAAACCCACGGTATAGGTTCCTGTGCTGCCAAATGTGTTAGTGCCATAGGCAGTAATAACGGTGCCTACTGCTACACCTGTGCCAGTCAATAATTGACCAACGTGAATGCTACCACTTGAGACAGCAGTGACCGTTAGTGTAGTTCCTGAAATACTACCAGTAAATACTGAAGTTTCAAATGCGGTTGCTTCTGTTGTTTGTGCTATAAAACCAGTTGGTAATCCAACACCGTTTTCACTACTCCATCTACTGCCATCATAATATCCACCAGCCATAGTGCCCACGGTTGCGTTGGCGGCATTGACAGCGGTTGGGCTTGTGCCAGTTCCACGACTTGCTTCTAAAATAAAGTTGGCAACACCAACGGTAGCGGCTGTGGCATTAGTGCCATTGTTTTGTCCATATTCTCTGACAACAACCCTACCCAATCTACCTGATGTAGTGTTATCAAAAAAAGCAGCCACTGGCTGTTGTGTAGAACTTATAGAAGTATTAAAAACTGGAACATCACCAGTGCTATTCACAACCTTACCGCCACCAGTGATAGTTTTGGTTGTTGTTTGTCCTTGATCTGCTAATATATTTTTAGTTGATTGAAAATAACCAGTGCCGTTTGGATCCATTACAATAGCCCCATTGACACCTGCTACAATATACATTTGTCCAGAATTAGTATAGTTGTTTGTGTTTAAGTATAAGTTGCCAGCACCATTAGTTGTAATAGCCGCACTTGATCCGCCATCACCAATGAATAAAGTGTCAGCGGCTACGCTGACATCACCAGTGCCATTAGGTTGAATTATAATATCACCATTAGTATCTGTGCTTGCGATAGTGTTGTCTGTGACTACACCAACGCTGATATTACCAAATGTGCCACCATCAGTGACTAAATTACCATTGATATCCACCGTGGCAGCATCTATGGTCAATTGACCAGCACCACTGCTTGATGTTCCACCACTGGCTAATAATCTTACATCATAGTCTGTGTTGGTAGCACTACTATGAAAGTCAATGTAAGGAGTTCCTGAAGTTGCTCTGTTTAGTTGTCCAATCTCAATACTGCCATTACCACTACCATCACCTATGGTGACTTGTTCTGTGGTGTTTTGTTTGAACACACCAATACCAGCGGTTTCCGTATTACCTGTGGCGGCATCTACCGTCATTGATGTATCGCCTACTGCGAGTCCAAATTTTACCTTAAATTTTTCGTTTGACATAATTCACACAATCCTTATGTTAGTCAATACTTGTTCTAATAACCGTAAAGGTTGTAGAATTAGTAGAAGCAGGAGTAGCCAACAAGCGTAGTGCTCCGCCACTTACATCTGCCGAGAATGTGGCTAATGCCACATTTGAATACATTTCTGCGTATGTTGTTATATAAGCAGTTGTTCCTTGTCTAAACAATAACGCTTCTAAAATATGTCTTTGAGTAGTGACATTATCTACCACGCTGATAACAGCCTTCATACCAAATCTGGTCGTAGTATTGATTGCCACAGGAGATATACTTGTAGTAGTTATTCCTTGACTATCTAAAGTCCCTCGGTTGTCCAAAGCAACTGCGGCAAAGTTGGCATTTAGCGTAGAAGCATCCATAATACCTGTGGCACTGGATAAAACTAAATCACCAGTTGTAGTTGATATTGTATTATCTGTAGCAACAGCAATAGTGATATTACCAAAAGTTGATCCACCACCACCAGGCAATGCCCAAGATAAATTACCTACACCGTCATTAGTTAGAACGGTGTTTGCGGCTCCTGCTGTTCCAGGTAATGAATAATATAAGTCACTGCCTGTTGGTGGAGCAATAAAATTACTAAAACCATTGGTGCTGCCATTTATTTTTAGTCCGCCTGTTATTACACCTTGGAAATTACCAGTGCCATTTACATCTAAAGTATATGCTGGTGTAGCAGTAGCAACACCAAGATTACCACTATTAAACCATTGTGCTGTAGGACTAAACTGAAGTCTATTATCCGCAAAAGTAGGACCATAACTTAAACTCAATAGATCATCACTATCATTCATTGTCAATAATGCTGTGCGTTCGCCAGTAGTCATAGCCAACTGCGTTAAACCGTCAAGTCCTTGATCTATATGTAATTCATATAATGGGCTGGTATTATTGATACCTACTCTGTTGTTAGTAGCATCTACAAATAAAACTCCGCTATCAACACTTATACCTTTGGATATATCGAATCGACTATTAGCATAGTTGTATAATATTTGAGCACCTGTATTAAAACGCATAGCACTATCAAAGGCACTATTGTCGCTGTTTAAGTTTAGATAATCTGCCTGAATATTGACAATAGAGTTGATCTCTACAAATCCGCTGGCACTATCTAATAATAAATCACCTGTAATAGTGTCTATTGTGTTATCAGTAGTTCCGCCTACTCTAATATTACCCGCTGTGACACTGGCAAATGTTGGACCACTGGTTGTAGCAATATCCTGTGGTGTGCTTAAAGTCACAGCACCAGTTGAAGCACTGGCAATAATCTGATTGGCTGTGCCTGTAATACTGGTCACACCTGCTGATCCTGGATCAGTGTTAGTGATAGTAATAGTATCAGCATCAGTTCTGGTCACCGTAATACCAGTGCCACTGGCAAATTTAACTGGGTCTATTGTAGAATCACTGCCTACCAAGTTTAAGTTAGCACCGCCAGTTGTAGCACTGGCGTTTTGTGTATAAGTTGTATTTGTATCTGGTGCGTTTATAGTGATTGTATTAGCATCTGTGGCAACAACCGTGACATTAGTTCCGCCAGCGAATTTAATAGTATCTGTAGTAGCATCACTGCCTACAAGATTTAAGTTAGCACCACCAGTAGTCACTGAAGCGTTTTGTGTATAAGTTGTATCCACATAACTCGAATTGATAGTAATCGTATTAGCATCAGTTCTACTCACCGTGACATTAGTGCCTGAAGCAAACTTTACACTATCGGTAGTTGAATCACTACCAACCAAATTTAAGTTAGCACCGCCACTTGTAGTCGCGGCATCAATAGTGTAAGTTGTGTTAAAATCGTTGTTGTTAGCCCAATACAATATACCATTACCATCAGTAGCCAATACCTGTGTGTTAGCACCATCGGCTAATGGGAATAAGTAATTACCCGTAGCCAACTGGTTTTGTATTGTAGTCACGCCTGTAGCACCACCAATGCTTACAGCAGTAGCACTACTAAACGCATTCACCGTGGTTGCGTTAAACGGCAACAAATTGAAACTGCTACAATCAGTTAAAATAGCACAGCCATTGACCGTTAGTGTTCCTGAGATAATAACATTGTCACCACTGGGAACATAGTTATTGCCACCGCTATATAAAGTAGTATAATTGCTACTTGACACCGTTCCTGCTGGTGCTGTAGATCCGTATAATGAACTATTATCTGCCATTGGTTATCCTTATTTGTAAGCGAAGTTTCTGTATTGACGAGGTTGCCATACACTGGTCAATTTAGTATGACCGCCACTCCACTTACCTAAATTGTTTTGATCTTCTACGATGTTGTATGCGTTCTCAAACTTTTGAGCATATACCTGAGCATCTTCGCTATTATGGCGTTTGATGTAGTATTCACGCAGGGTAGCATAAACATAACCTTCTGCCCAAGTCTGTAGAACAGCATTAGTTTGAACGGTTTGTCCTGTTAGATAGATGTTAGTTATTGTGCCACCTTGTGGGCTTGTGCCTCCAGTGACTAAAACTTTGATACTGGTAGAACTTGTTAGTTCGGTGACCACTGCCGAAGTAAAGCCTGTGCCTAAACTACCTGTGCCTGCTGTAGCGGTTATTTTACTACCAACATTTAATCCTGTTGTATCTGTCATACCAGTAATAGCAATAGTCCAAGGACCACTACCGCTTATTGGATTTACTGAACCTGTAGCACTGATTAGTTCATCTGCCACTGGACTGAATAACAACTGCCAAGCACGATAGTAATACATATTGATTAGATCGCCTTGAGCAACATAAGGTAAGAATTGATACTTGTCTGCTACTTCACTAAACTTACCACGGATTACATTAGGCACATTTACTGGTTGTAGATATAACTGAGCAATCATACCCTGAGTAATAATATCTCTGTCACCGATACGGTCATAGACAATCCAAGGACCTGTTTGACTGCTGTCATTAGCACCTGAAGAAAATAAGATAGTTCCTGAAACCGTGCCAGTATTAGCCAAACTTAAAGTGACTACACTACCACTACCACCACCGCCTGTGATGTTATTGATAACTGCGTTAGTAGCAATACCAGTTCCTGACACAACCATACCTGTAGATATTTGTTGTGCTGGCGTTGATGTCAAAGTAATAGTATATTGACTTGAAGTGCCTGTGGCAGTTGCGGTTGTATTGACCTGTGTTCCTTGCTTAAAGAACAAGATGGGTTTGTTCATATCACCTGGAATAGGCACTCTACCATTAGCATCAGCGATACCAATGTTTTCAATAGCATATGGATCACAGCGAAGTGCTGGAAGTTCAATGTTTCTCATTGACATCTCTGCCATAAAAATACATTTCTTTATTTCAGCATCATTAGTTGAGCCAGTAAAGTCTTTGATGAATGTGACAAGGTCGTCAGCGGTTGGGATTACAAACATTATTAGTGTCCTCTAAAGTATTTTTTCTCGCCTTTTTTCGTAGGATAAGGCACATCTATGGGAATAGGTAATTTACCTCCTGGGTAGCAAACATATTCTGGGTATTCGTGTTGAACAACTTTGTAAAACTGGGCTTTAAGTGTTCTGTCATTTTTGATAGCGTTCCAAGGTATTCCATCAAAGTATTGGTCACTGATGCGGATACTAACAACCGTGGGCAATTCCATCCATTTGTATTGTAGTTTGCCATCATCACCTATAGGTGCTAACGGATCAGGTATTCCAAGTTCGGCAGCGTGTCTGTAGTTCTTTACTCTGAGTTTAACTTCATCTGTGTTTTGTTGTTCTCTGCGGATATAAAACTTACCATCTTCTCTGCCAGTAGTGACAATGATATTACCACTCTTATTTGTGTCAGTTCTTTTCCAATCACCTTTTAATGAGTTATACAAGTCATTATTACCAGACAATAATTTATCAGCCACGCCATTATGCGTAGAGATCATACCACCGTGGTCTTGTCTCCAATAATCGTGATTCTTTTCTGGGTCTTTGTCATCCAGATATTCAGGTTGATTTAAGTCGTTCATAGTATTATTTAGCCAAACAAAAGGGCAACCGAAGTTGCCCTTGTCACTTATAATCTTATAAAGATTTAAGGTGTGACATCGCCAGGACCGAAGTTTGTGCGAGTGACCAAAGCGGCAGGACGAGCACCAGGTAAAGAACTCTGGGCTGTTGTGCCTGCTGTGATGTTGTTTAGAACACCAACGCCTGCTGGGTTGCGAACGATCAAAGTTCCTTCCATAATAAATTGGTCTAATGACGCATCAGCGTTCGAGAAGACTTCATTATTTGGTCCAAGATCACGCAATGAACCCCATTGTAGCACATCCTCATTTAAGAAGTAGATGCTGTTAGGGTTGATTTGGTCCATAATCCAACTATCCATAATCTCATAAGTGTAATTAAAGTCACCCTCATAAGTTTGGATTGTATCGCCACGGGCAGAATCAACACGATTGATACCACGGCTTTGCGTGATGTTATCGCTGATTGATGTGCGTAGGCTTGTTGGAGCAACTACGGTGCGGATTTTAGCGTTATAACGCTGTTCAGCAACCGTGACCAACTGCTTGTATAACGCAGGGCTGAAATACTGGTTAGTAAATGTGCCTGTGTAGAATACATTACCGTTAGCATAAACGCGAAGTGCGTTAGTAGCCTGAACTACGCTGTCAGTATCTTCGTTGTTGATGTTTGTATCCAAACCACTTGCTGTGCCGCTTGTAGTGTTGAATGACATTGTGCCAGCGAAAGAGTTCAATGAACCCATACGACGACCTGTTTGACCACTTGGCAAACCACTTGCTGTTCCGCTTTGACCAGCGTATTTTGTTCCGATTTGGTCAGCACGAACTAATTGTTGTTCAACGTCGAACATCAATTCAATAAGTTGTTTTACCTCTTGATATTGTTGAGGATCGCCACCACTTTGTAGAACAGCACGAGCAGTTCCAGAAGCCGCAATAACGGTGCTGAAAATCTGTGTGTAGTTGCCCAAGTTATAGCGTTGATTGCTCTCTGCTTGACTTGTAGATACCGTAGCACCTTCAACTTGTGCTTGAACTTGTGGAGCACGATAGATGTCATCAGTCCATAGTGGCAAAGTAGAATTTACTTTACGCTTTTTGGACATAGCCATATTTAATACTGGTGTGTCGTCCTTGACACGATTAGACACATCGAGGTCTAAATCCTTGACAACGATGTCAGCACTATAAGGTAGTGTTGTGCCATTGCCAATTTGACTTGTTGTAATTTCTGCCATTTTATTTTCCTTTAATAATGGTTTTTATCTTCCACCTCTTGATGCTCTAATTCTACTGAGTTGAGCAACTAAAAGGTTATCAGCGGCTTTCTTGTCGCCTTTATTGGCTTGCTCACGAAGTTTGCCTATGTCATCACCAGAGTTTTTGCCTGTTGTGGCACCCTTGCGACTGGTTAGTGCTGCCATAGAAGAACCTGCGGATTTTGTCGTTGGTTTATCTCTGTAGCGAAGACCATCACGGACTAAACTCAAAAGGGCTTCGTCACTGCTGATTAGGTCTATATTAGGAACACCTGGAATGATCTCGTCTTTAGCATTCTTCCAAAGTTTGCTAACCTTATCACGAACTTCATTATAGACATATTCGTTTTTCAACTCTTTGTCTGTAAATCCTTTTCGTGCCGCATCTAATCGTTCGGCTACTTGCTGACTACGCACTTGTCTGAACTGATCAACCGCAGGTTTAATCTGTGCGATAACCTGTTGTTGTTGCTGTATCCAGCGTTCATTCTGTGCCATACTCGCTTGTATCCTTGCGATAGCCGCAGGATCATTTGTTCTTGCCATTTGTTGCTGGAATGTAAGATTATAATTTTGTGTTTTCAAAATCTCATCATACGCCTGCTGTAATTTTGGCTGAACGGTAAATTCCATTGCTAAAGTTAAACCTTCTTGTCTGGCTTGTGTATCTTTAAGATACTCGTCAAACTCTGCTCGTTCTATCTTTAACTGCCTTGCTTCTTCGTGTATTGCTGAACCTTGTCCTAAAATGGCTGCGGCTTTCTTGGCATCTATAACTACTTCTTTACCGTTCTTCATAAACTTGAACTTGGCGTTCGGGTTAGTTTCTGCGAATTCGATAAAATCAATAAGTTCGTCTGCTGAAGAATCATTACTATCAGTGCTTACCTCTTCAGGGGCTACTGCTTCTTGATCGTCGCTGGCTTCTTCTGGAGCAAAGATATCATCAACTTCTGGCACAGCATCACTGCTGTCTGTTGCCACAGGGCTTGATGGCTGCTCTGCCTCTCCATCTGTTCCTGTCGCAGTTGGTTTAGTAGCACCAATTTGATTACGCAATGTGCTTTCACGCATCGCGGTCATTTTAGCGGCTATTGAGTCTAAACTCGGAACTGCTTGTGATTGAGTGACCGCACCTGTATCGGTGTTAGGACTAATCGTATCTGTCATTTCTATTTCCTTTATTCAGTATCGGGCACTTCATTAGTGCTTACGATACGGTTTTTTAAGTAGGCAGCCCTTTTGAGGCTACTTACAAAACTATCAATACCTACAAGTTGATTACATAACGCAACTCGTTGAGTATCATCTGCTGGAGTGTGACCACGCATATCTGCTAACTGGTCTGTCACTTCAAACTTAAAATGGTGTATGAACATAGCCAAATCCTTATTTGTCAATAAGTTTTCAGCCTGTGTCCCATAATGCCTTATCCTGTCTTTTTGGGCTGGAGTAAGGTTCTTAAAACTTGTCAAATCTAAATTCAATTTGGAGTTATAAAACTCCACCGTGGTATCGTTTATCATAATATTATTTATGTTGTTTAACTATATACTTTTGGAGTTCCTTGTGCCAATGCCATTAAATCTAACTGCGATTCAGCGTCAGTGCCTTCCATCTCGGCTTTGATCTGTTGTGTCTTCATATCATCCAATGCCGCACTTGACAAGCGTTTCTTATCTTCTGGGCTTGGTTCTTTGTTCTTCATTGCTTCAGCACCTGCTTTAATCATTGCTTGGACTTCTTCGTCACTTGGCAAATAAGTATCGCAGTCTTTAACACCTAAAACATAAAGAGTGTCAGCAAAAGGCTTCTTGACCTTTTTATACACTTCTGGAGTTAGAGTGCCACTGCTGACCATTTGCTGTGTTGTAGCATATAAATCTGCCTGACATTTTTGAATAATCTGTAATCTGCCTAATGCGTTTTCTTCACTCATCATACCTAAAGCAAGTTCAGTGTGAATCTGTTTGCGTTCGCAGAAGTTCATATCGTCCCAAGCCTGATAGTCAAGGAATTCTGGTTTCTTGTCAGGGTGGAATGTTGATGCTAACTTTTTAACACCATAGTCATCGCCATATTGTATTAGTGTTCTCCAAACCAACCATAATGCTTCTTTCAAACCTTCAGCACTATTACGGACAATGTTGTCCTGAATAATCTGGTTAGGTGTAAGTGCCATCTGTAGTTTAATACCACTATTACCTGGTGCCATAACTTCTGGGTTGAACACATCTGTAGGCTGTGTCATACCAACTAATGCCATTGTATCTTTGGCAATACGTTCCATAGCAGTTTCCAAGAACTGAAGATTACCACTTGGTGGTGGGATTTGATAGACATCTTTAGTTGGATCAAACTTTGAATCTAAAATAAAGATTGCTGATTCGCCATCTTGTAGCATTTCAAAGTCAAGTCTATCAGGTTTAACACCTAATCGTGGAGTAGCAGTTAGTAAGCCTAACTGAATCTCTGCTCTGGCTGCTGATGTATTATATTCTTGTGCTGGAACAACTGATTCTGCTACACTCATACCATAGAAGTTTCCTGGCAATGGACGAGGACACATATTAGCCACAGGAATAAACTCAACTTCTCTGGCACTGATAATATAACTACCTGAGTATATAATCTCAATAAGTTCTAACTCACCATCACCGTCAATGTCAAATCTGTTCCAAGCAGTGACAATACTAACAATACGGCTGTCTTGGTCTTGTGCGGAACTACTGCTAACTGGCAAGCCCATAACAGGCACACTATCACGTGCGTGAATAGCCAAGTTGTTTAATACGCTACCTGCTTGGTAAGCACCACTTTGGTTGTATTCAGCGTGAGTGCGGAATAATTCTAAATCAATATCAGGATATAACTCCATTGCTTCCTGTATGGTCATTGGGTCATAATACCCGCAGAATGGTTGATCTTTAATCTCGGGCACCGTTGGGTCACATAACCAATAGTGTTGTGCGATTGGGTGAAACTTGATGTTGATACTATAACCAGTTAGTTTATACTTGGCTTTGTATATTGTGTTTCTTGCCACAGCATCATCTAATACTGATTTCTCAGCATCAATGTTGATGTTTTGTAAATCTTCTTCTACCATCAAATCTTCGCCTTCGGCAAAACCAGCCAAGGCACTTTCTAAATGGTCTTTACCCATTTGTGCTCGTTCAGGTCCAAGATTTTGTTGGATTTCTGCCATAGCCTTTTCCATATCAATACTGACTTGGCGTTTGCTTTGGCGTAATGCTGTCAAACCACTTTCAGCGGCTTGTTGCTCAAATGCTCGTAATTGGTCATTAGTTCCCTGTGTTTCAACATATCTAACAATCTGCTCTCTAACAGGCTTGATCATCATCATACCGTTTTTGTGTAAGTTAGCATCCATAATCCAACGCTCTAAAATAAAGTGCGGATCATTCATTTGATTGACAACTTTGCTGACCATATCAGTGGCTTGTCTTGCGGCTATTTCGTCATCTTCTCCGTCGGCTACAAACTCAAAGTTTATTTCACCACCAGGCATTAAACCTTTAGCGATAACTGCTGTAGCATAATCTACAACTGGTTTTACGGTTGGGTGAATATAGTCAATGCCATTTACTGGTGCTGTAGAATTAGTCACAGCCAAGCATAGATAGTGATAGTCGGCACTTCTATTTACAGCATTTTTAGTAGCCAAATAACGTAAGTATGCCGCCATCTTGACATCTAATAAGTTCTTCAAACGCACAAAGTTGGCGTTTTGCTTTCTGTTCTTATTGATGTCTTCAAGAACGGTGTTTTTTATGTCTAACATATTGGGTAATTACCTTTAGTTTATTGTATTATTTAGCGTTTTCTTTAGGCTGTTGGTTATTCGTTTTTTCTTCCTTGGGATCTTTTTTCCCAAATATTGCGTCCCAATTGTCTCTAATTTTCTTTACATCTTCGCGTCTGCGATTACTTCCTTTTCCCATATGCTTCTCCTAAATCTAATGCTGTGCGTATTCTATCCAGTTCTTCTGGACTTACCATAAAAAAGAATTCACGCCAGCCTAATTCTGGCACAAACTTTTTAATCTTCAATACATATTGTTCTTCACTAAACTTGCGTAATGACAAGTCTAACTTGTAATCATCTCTGTTTGTAATATTTGCCGCAGGCGTTTGACCTGGGTGTGGTGTCACTGGTAGTTTCATTCTGTTGCTCCTAAAGGTAAATAGGCAAGTTTGCCGTGCCTCATTATATATTGTTCTAAATGCGGTTTAAGTTTTTTACTGACCTTTTGGTATGTGCTACTAACCAAGTTGTCGTTGATGACCTTAAAAGCAGGATTTAATCTATAGTCGTTGATAACTCTGCGTCCCTGTCCGTTGTCGTGTTCGTGATAGTTTAAGAACACAAACTCGGTAGGCAATATTGTTATCTTACCATCCTTAAATTCTGCTGTTTCAATATTGTCTTGCCAACGAGCATCTATAACTAATTTATGTCTAAAGCCTGCGACTACACTTGAGATCAATAAATTCTCAATAGTATCTATGTTAAACTTGCCTGTAAATACAACATCAACATCCATAGTATTATTGATGTCTGTTAAACTTCTGCCAGTTAAATGTGCCTTATAACCACTGCGTTCTGCTTCTAACTTTATATCGTCAAACCAAGCAACAATGGCTGGTATAGTTGGACGCACAAACTCTCTGTCTGTGCTGACATTTCCTCGTGTGTATTTCATATTGGGTCCTTGTAATTTAATTCTGCTACTTTTTTATCTGTATATTTTTGGTTGATGTAATCTAATCCACAAAAATCTATATACTGCTTTAATGTTCTTTTCGTGCCTAATCCATAAACACCAAGTTCTTTACCAGTTGTCACTCGCCAACTACGGTTTTTACCAGCATTGCTGTATTCGTGCCATTTAGTTTGTGCGTGTGGTTCTATCATTTTATCTGACCAAGCCTTGTTTCTATACTTACCAACATACTGATGATACACTGGCATATTACAAGGATGGAATATATTATAGCCGTGTGTCCATAAGCGTAGTGCGTATGAGCATTCTTCACCACTAAAGTATATATGTGGATCATATGGCACTCGTTCTACCAAATGACCTGGACCAAATAAACAACCGCCTGCTACTAAAAATCCGTGACAGGGTTCTTCTTTCTTTAAGTAAGTGCCACGAATACTTGCGTGTTGTTCTTGGGCATTCTTAAATGTGTGTTCTTCATTGACTATCAACAACATACAATCTTTACTTGTTTGTCCTTTTTTGAGATTAGTTAAATCTCCATCTACAATGTCAAACGGATATGGATAACTTGTAATCACAGGATTAGCGTGATATTGTTCCAAATGTCTATATTGATTGATAAAATATAAATCCCAGTCCTTGTCAAATATAGTGTGGCTATCTATTTGAAAATAGTAAGTTTCTTCGTTGTATAATGTTTGAACAAGGTGTCTTGCCCAACAAGCACCACGGGCTAAATGTGGTTCTATCCTAACATATCTAATTTGTTTATTAAACTCAAAATAACCAGGATCAAATGTTTCCATTCCATAACTTTGATCTACTATACCAAATACTAAACTATCTTTGTTGTGTGCGTTATCATAAGCACTTTTAACGGTTGTTGCTAATAATGGGTCCCTATAACTTGCTATACTAATAAAAATCTTCATTTCAATTCCTTATTGTGCCGAGTATGTTTTCTTCCAACTTGGCTTTTGACTATCATCATATTTAACATATCTTTCACGTTGTGCGGCAAATCTCTGTTGTGGAGTTCTACCATCCCAAGGTTCTGCGATACCTTGTAATACTGCTATTAAAGCATAACGACAACTATCTATACAATCATCTGGATCACTGAATCTACCTTTTTCATCAACAAAGTAGTTTTGTGCTTCAGTTAAAAAGTGTGAGCAATTCTCATTGACATATAAAGTGCCCATCTCAAACATTTGTCGCATCTGGTTGATACCATAACTTTTGTGATTAGTTTGTTTGCCATATTGATCTGGCGGATTCATAATAGCCTTTTCATAGACATTCAATCCATATTCTTCAAACAACTCACGAATGCTACTGCTACTCATTGTATATCTGCCTTGTGTGCTTGCGTCTGCTGGCAATACGATAGGTGTGCCAAATACTTCAGGACGCAACAAGTGATTGACATATTGAGTAGGCACGGCTTCTTCTACACCCTGTATAACAATCTGTCGGTGTAAGTATGCTGTTTTCTCGTTTGGTTCCCAATACATTAAACTGATTACCGTCTTGTCATTGACTAAACCCAAGTCAAGAGCAATAACTCGTTGTATGTTTGGCATCCTATTAAAATCTATTTCACCAGTTTTGTAAGTCACTGCTGTCCAATCTGACAACTGGAATACAGCACCTTTACCCATAACAGGCTTACCTGCGATACGGGCTTCTCGTTCGTGTGGTAGATAATCTCGTTCAAGTTGTCTGCGTGTTTCTTTTAACAAAAATGGCTGACCCCAAGGATCGTATTCAGGCACATCGTCCCACGACACACGGATATAGTTGTAGCCTTCTTCTTTGTTCCAAAACTTACTTACAAGACCGTTTAGTCCTTTAAGTGGCGTAAAAGAGCAAAGGATTTTACCTTGCGTAGTTGCTGTTCGAGTGACAATCTCACTAAAGAAATCATCAGGCGGTTGCTCATCGAATACTGCCAGATTGAGTTTGAAACCTTGTAATTGACGAACCTCCTGAGTATAATTTGCGAATAACAAATAACTATTAGCCCCAGAAGTGTGACGAATCTCGACACCGATACAATTGGCACCGTCATTTCGCATAGTATCAGCAATGATACAATCACGAGGAATAGCACCAGTTCCCAAGTTTTCAGTAATTTTAACATCCTGCGTTCCTAACAATTCATTTTGTAGCACCAATGCTACCTGCGACCAACCTTCACCAGCAACCATACAAGTTATTGGACTTGTAAATCTATGACCAGACCACCACTCAGGGTATCTACCAGTAAGATGGCAAGCAGTTTCAAAACAAGTTGATACGGTTTTACCAATACGGTTTGCGGCAAGAATGCCTCGTCTGTCGTGTTTGCCAGTAGCAAAGAATTTAAGTTGATGTTCAAATGGTCTAAAGTATTTTAATCCATTAAACTTCATATCTTCACTGACGGTAATAGCCAGATCCATTAGTTGTAGTTGTAATGAATCTGGTATATTTTTAAGTGCGTCAATGTCAAGCCCGTGTTTATCTACGCTGTAGCGTAAGGCTCGTGCCATCAATACATCTTGTCCTAACATTATTCTGCCTTTAAGTCTTGTCTAACTTGATGGATATAAAACATTGCTTCAGCAAGGCTTTGTATTTCATCACAACTGAGTAGCCAAGTGTCTGGGTTTTGTAAATCAGTATTTTCCAATTTAGTTAAACCCAGTTGTAAGCGTTCAGTAATCAAACGAAGTATATGCTCTACCTGATTAGGATATTTGTCAGCAAAAGCAATACGATGACTGGCATTTACCTTTTGTAAGATAAGTGTGTCATTGTATCTGGCAGCCTCTTGTGCTGCCTTTATTTCGTGTTCTCTGGCTGTCATTTTGTCAAGTCCCAAGGATTATTACGGACGCTATCATCAAGACTGATAAATTCACGATCTACCCAAACTTCCCACTGGTTTGACTTATTGACTTTGAATGTCATCATCATACCACGCAAGCGTTTGCCCTGTGGAGTTAGTGTGCCATCTTCACGGACAACAACTTGTTCGCCTGTGCGTGGATCTACCCATTTAATAATCTCTGGGCGTGTTCTACCAAACTTGTCAATCTTTTCTCCGTGTGGTCGTTGCTCAAGCGGTCCCATAATCTCATAACTAATCATTCCGTTTTTGTATTTGCGGAACATCATATGGACTTTTTTATCCTGTGCTCGTTCATCAGCATCTGGATGTGGGACAATAGGACTATAGAATATATTTTGAACTTGGCTACGGTCAGGCAATGATGCGTCTCTGGCTGGAACTTCTTTTAGAGGTTCTTCAGGAATCATCTCTGCCTTGTCAATATAAGGATTGTTTTCACCTGTGAATTTAGGATCAATCTCAACGCCATTTAATGCGTCCATTGCTACCTGATACTTTAGTTTGTTTGCTCTGCCTTTTAGATTGAGAACGATGCCTGTTTCGTCAAATACGAAACGCTCAAGTTCTTTGGCTGTGGGAAAGTCAGTCATTAGACCTTCTAAATCATATTCAGCGTTGCTGACTGCTTTAGGTGCGACTGGTTTTTTTGTTTTAGTAGTTTCTTCTACTACTGGTTGTTGGGGTTTGTCGCCCCAAGGATTATCTGTATTGCTTGTTATCATTTCTTTTTCCTTTCATAACTATACAAAACAAGAGCAGTCTTGGACTGCTCTGTTATTTACTCTACAAAATTATTTTTTGTATTTGCTGGGTAGTTTGCTACCATCAGCAGTTGGGTTCTTTTTAGGACCTGTGTTGCTGTGTAAGCCTTCTAACGCTGGGTTAGTTTTGCCTGCTTGTCCTCTACCACGCATTTCTAAAGCACTTGTCACCATATTGGCTAAAGTGGATTTTTCACTGCTGGAAGTAGATTTAGCATCCATAAACGCATTGCGTTTAGTCATACTACCTGCGTTGCCTGTTTGAGGACCACGCTTTTGATTGATTGGTTTGCTTTGTGGGTTTGTCATTTTATTTTCCTTTATCCTACAATTGATACTGGTTGAACCCATAGTGCTGTCCCACCATTTACTCTTACATAAACTGGTCCAACATAACCAGCAGGGGCTACTTGAACGAATACCGTGCTGCCAGGAGCAACTAAAGTAGCATTATTATAATCTAACGCTGATACTTCAGCAGTCAAACTAATTGTAAGTGCTGATGCTGTAGTTAAATCTTCGTTATCTATTTTAAGAAAAGATAAACCTCTGTTGCCAGCAGGATTAGTTGTTGTTGTAGAAAAACTCAAAGTTGTTGGAGTATCTACAGCAACTTCAACTAATGTTCCAGTTATTTGATATGCTGGCATTATGCGTTGCCTTTCAAAGGACCACGACCATAGTTAAAACTTTCTTTACCACGGTTAGGCATTTCTTTTGTGCTGCCATCACCCACTGCTTGACGCTTTTGTGGATTCTTGCTGCCACTGATCATATCGCTACAATAAGGCATTGCTGTGCCACCACCTCTGGGACCTTGACCTTTGTTGATTAGTGCGTCAGGGTTTGTTTTTGTGTGGTGATTGCCACTATATTTGTTTGAACCACGGCTATAACCAGGACCTGCGGCTCCTGTTGCGGGATCTACTTTTTCATATTTCATTTGCTTTTTCCTTTTTTAGCAGTTTTGGCTGATTGCTTAAACGCTTTAGCCGTTGGAGCACCTGTAGTTCCAGGCTTACGCATCGACTCTCCAGAGCCAGATTTAATTCTCTCACGTTTAGCGTGAATGTTAGCATATAGTCCAGGTTTAGTTGCCATAGTATTATTTAGCCTCGGGATTGATGCCAGTAAGTTTGGCAAGTGCGTCAGCAAATGCTTGTTGTTTGGCTGCTACTGCGTCAGCACTATCATTGACTTCTATTTTAGCCAATGAGTTCATAACCTTGCTTAAAATAAGATTATGGTATTTTAATGTAGTCACACCATCATTATTATGTCTGGCTTTTAAGAAGTCTTGAACTAATAATTCTTCGTAATCTTGTCCGTTAGCCTGTGCGTAGATTTGCTCTAACAATCCACCGATAGTGATTGCGTCCTTGGCACCTTTAGGTCTGCCTGAACCAGCACGATATCCTCCGTGACTTTTCACTTTTGGATTGGCTTTCGTAGCAATTTGTTTTTGTTTTGTCATATTATTATTTATACAAGATTAAATATACTATACTTGAAAGGATATGAAATGATGTCATATATTTGGCGACCAGCATTAGGCACAGATGTCACTGCTATTGTTGCCTTGGCTGAAGCCAACTTCCAAACAGAGATAGATACTATCTTTACTCCCGAACCAATTACATATTCTCGTAATATTACATTGGCAATTATAAATCAATTCTATAAACCTACCACCGAACTCTTTAGTGTTGCTGTAGAACCTACGGGTAATCTACTTGCTTACACTTGGGCAAAAACTAACGATTTTGCTCCGTGGTCAGACGATAAGATGGTTGGTGTGCGTATGGCACATCTTGATCTACGCTTGTCCAGTAGAAACAGAATCCAATTATTAAAAGATATGATACAACTATGGGAAGGTTTCGCATTGTTGTCTGAAAGTCCAATAATCTGTTCTACTACTATGCGTAATGACCAACAAGCATTTCTTAAACTACATCAAAAGGCAGGTTATGATGTCCGTGGGTCATACGCTTACAAGCGTTTATTCTAATGTGCTACGCAACATCCATAAACTTTTATTCAAATCTAAAATCTGTTCTTGAGCGTAATTGCTGATTTCGTCGTGTTCTTCTTCTTCGGCAATTTCGTTTAATTCTTTATAAGCATCGCAGAGCAAATCTAAATCATCATATACCATTTCCAGCAACTCGTCAGCACTACCTTCTATGGCATCTGTAGGTAAATCTGAGTTAGATAATATTTCGTTTAAGTCTGTAGGCATCATTTCTTGTAAAGTGCGTAGCAATTCACCGATAATATCTATCTGTGCTTGTCTGCGTTCATACACACCTTGAAGCAACTTGTGATCGCTTCTAAAGTTTCTGCCTGTGATGTTTGCGTGGGCAGCGTGGCTTCTGTAGTATGCCACGAAGTTGTCATTAAAGACTTGAGTTAGTTGTTCAGTTGTTGTCATAGTATTATTTACGCTTTTTCATCTTGTCTTCTACTCGTTCTCGTAGAGATTTTTCACGAACTTCTGGTGGAGGACCTGATATTTGTTTATTACTTTTCTCAGTAAAAACCCTAACTTGAGTTAAAGGCTTATTCAAATCTTCCAATACTTTTCTTGGAGTATTACCATAGTCGATAGCACTAATTTCATAACGCATACCATTATCTACAAACGAACCTGTAGTTATTTTACCAGCAAGTTTGTCTAATAAAACTTGTGCTTCATAATCTTTTTTGCTGTCAAATACTTTACCAGCAGATTCGTCAGTCATCATACCCAACTTACCACCTTTAAGTGTTTTTTGTATTCGTCCTGAAGGATCAGCCATATTTTTTATTCTGTCTAACTCTGCTTGTTCTTTGGCAGCAATTTCTTCAGCAGTCATACCAGCAGTTTGTTCTTCATTTAATTTTTTAACCGTATCCGCTTGTTTTTCATACTTGCGTTTAGCAGGAGTTTCACCTTCAGGGAAAGCCTTTTTAACAAGTTGGTCAATATCATAGGAATTTAATCCTCGGTCAGTTAAACTTTTGCGATATTCTGCGGCTGATGTAAAACCTTGAGCACTTGTTGGTTTAGGAGTTGAAACAGGAGTTTCACTTATAGGTGTTTCAAATAAACTGCCAGCAGTTGTTTTAGGAGCACGATACTTTCCTTCTGCCGCCATTCTTGCTAAAGCGTCAGTGTTAGGTGTTTTACCAGCAGGATCTAATGGCAAGTCTAATTGATTAGGATTACCGGTGCCTCTGCCTTCAAACGAGTAGTCTTCAAACTTACCAGTGCCAAACGGGTCTTCACCACGATGTTTAATAATCTGGTTTAATTGATGAATTTCTCTGTCATCTAACGGACGAGTTTTTAACGCTTCTTTTAATGAACTCCAAACATATTGATCTTTGACTAAAGAATCTTGTATTTTCTTTAATCTATCTGCTTCTGCGGTTTTGGCTTTGGCATCAGCAACTTCTCGTTTAACTTGTTCAAAGTAAGCAGGATCTTGTAATGATTTTTTATAACCATCACTCATTGTTTCAAACATTTCGTCGCTTCTTGTTATACCCAATGCTTTTTTAAGTTCTGGGTTAGCGGCAATCTCTTTATCAATCTGTGCTTTATATGCCATTTCAGATTGACCTTGTGGGCTTGCTTCGTATTCTGCTCTGGCTTTGGCTTCTTCTGCTTTCTTGGCAGCCTGTTCAGCATTACGTTGTTTGGCTTCAGCATCTGCGGTTGATCTAAAATGACGATCAACATCACGAGTAGCAAGTTCTTCTGCTTGCTTTCTTGACATTGGCACACCATTGAGTTTGGCTTTTTCCATATACTCATTAGTTCTGGCAGCATAAGCCACAGATTTAGTGTCAGGCATTTGCTCAAAGTTGGCTGCCTGTAAGCGACTTGTGACATCATTGACCATTTGATCAATAGGACGCATTTGTGCGTTAGCACCTGCGGCTGGATTAGCAGGCATAGTTTCAGGCATACCAGCGGCTGCTTTAGTTGCGGCTAATTCTTGAGCAAAGCCTGGTTGTAAGTTTCCTGCTTTGGCTAATTTGTTTAGTTTATATAAATCAAAACCTCTCCATAATTGCGGAGATGCTAAAAGACCTGCGGCACCACCAAGAACGGTGCCAACTCCAGGAATTAAACTACCAGCAGCCGCACCTGCCAATGGTCCTGCGAAATTGCCTGCCATTGTTCTGTATGGGTCGTTGATTAGATTTCTTGTTAAATCTTCTACAAATGCCTGACCAACTCTGCCTTCTAAAGGCATTAGTGGCACATCAACTTTTTTACCAGATATAGGATCAACTTCTCTGGTCTTTGGTGCTGTGGCTTTTAACAAGCGTTGGAAAGGAGTTTTGAATAAACTATCACTGGGAACCTGACTGGCTTCTAAATCTGCCAATCCTGCTAATTTTTGTTCTTGTGTGCCAGCCATCCAAGGTTGTGCTGTTTCATTCGGATAGACTTTTTCACGCAATGGTGTAAAAGCACTGGTAGGAGTTTCTTTGAATGTAGGATTAGCCGTGGCTTCATTTACACCAGTAGTATAAGCATTTTTAACAACACCTGGGGCTTTAGCAATTGCTTTAGTAGTTGCCATAGCAGCCTGAAATGCTTTGTTAGCAACAGGAACACCCATAGCCTGACCACCAGCAAATGCTAATTGTCCTGCGGCATTATTAGGTTGAGGACCTGGCACTAATTCATTGTAAAAATTCATACCATAGTCACCAATGCCTGGAAGTTTTTCTGCTTTTGGCACTTCAGGTAAAGGTTGGAATTCTTGACCACGAACAAAGGTATTATAAGCACCACCTAATACATTACCCGCAGTTTGAACTGCTGGTGGTAAGTCAGTGTATTGTGGCAAGCGTAATCCGTTCGCCTGATCTGCTACATAATTGATGACAGGTTTTACAGCCTGTCCATAAACAACATTACCTACATCAACAGGCATACCTAAAGGTGCCATTACATTACTGGCAACACCTCTGGCAGTTTGTAATGCCATATCTTTATTGTCTTCACGATTTTGGTTTTGACTTTCAGGTCTTCTGCCAGCGGGACGATAAACGCCAAATGCGGCACCGCCAGCACCTTCTACAGGTGCTTGTTGAGCAGATTTAGGTTTAGACTCACCCTCACCAGTTTCAAGATATTTTAATATCTTACTTTTGGCTAACGCAGGATCGTCAGTTTCTATATCGTATTGCTGACCTTTGTATTCATATAACGCCATTGTTTAATCCAATTTTACAACTTTTTGTTTGCCGCCTTTACCGTCTTTGCCGCCTTGTTGAGCAATTGGCTTACCACCAAATGTCCAATCGTTATTACCTGCTTTATCATATATTTTAAGCAAATCAATCATACCCTGTAATGCTGCCAATCGTTCGCTGTCAGTAAGTTTTGAATTAGCAAAATCACCTGCTTGTTGTCTGTATAATAATACATCATTATCAGACTGACTACCCTCAAAACGAGGAACCATACTAACCAACGGTGCCGCAAATGTTTCCAATTGTTTAATGGCTTGGCTGCCTTTAGTGCCGACGCCAATAACTCTGGTTAAATTATCAATACCTGTTCCAAGACCGCTGCCAGTGCTTTTCTTGATTAGATCACTGATGTGACTAACCAATGGATATGTAGAATCTGCGAAACCCTGTTGTTGAATCTGTTTAACTTGTTGTTTGCCTCGTTCTTCGGCTGGTTGTTTTAATTCTGCTTGTTTAATAGCGGCATTTGTAGCAATATCCGCTTTAATACCTTCAGTTCTACCAAGTAATCCACTGCCACCTACACCAGCAGTAGCGTTTGGATTGGCAGGACCACTAACAGGTGGAGCAGCCGCAGGTTTAGGTGGTGGAACAGCACCAGCATTGCCTTGAGCACCGCCTTGAACGTTAGTAGCACCTTGAGCACCAGCATTTAATGGAACTGGAGGTGTTCCAGCCTGTCCAGATACGATTTGATTGAAAATCTCTGGGCTTCTGCCTCTGATTGCTGTCAATGTGTCGTTATAATCTTTAGGACTGAGCAATGCCGCAGTTTCCAAGGCTTTTGTAGCAGCCGCAATAGAAGGTTTAGTCTGGAACTCAATAAATGCTCTATTGACATTCTTACTAAAGTCAGTGCCAATACTTTGTGGCACAGGAGTAGCCTTACCATCGTAAGCCTGTCCCTTTTTAGGTCCTGACATATAGATAAAGCCTGATTTTGTAGGATCAATACTATTTGCCGCTGGCATAACCAAATCTTGTCCATCTCCTGCGGCATTTGGAACCGTGTGAAGACCGCCAGCAAAACTGGTTGCTTGTGTGCCAAACTTTTGAGCACCTGCTCTGAGTTTGTTTAAGGTATCGGTTGTAGCAATCGTGCCTTCGTTGTCTTTAGCACGAATAATATTACCACTACTATCTTTTTCTACTTGCCAGTTGGCACCGCCAAGCGTGACTTGCTCAAATGTAGTTTCTTTACCTAATATTTTTAATTGTTGTTGTTGTGCTAACGCATCTAAACCCAAACGCTTATACAATACTGCTTTAAGATAGTCATTTACGGTGACTTCTTCTTTGGGCTTGCCTTTTTCTGGTTTGATTGCTTGTTGAATCTGGTTCATTGCTTTAAGATCACCATTTTGTGCGGCAACCATAATAGCATTTGCTTGATCTTCTTTATTTTTATTTTGTAATAATAATTTTGTCTTTTCCAAAATCATATCACGGCTTTCTGGGTGCTTTGCCGCAACATCTAACATTTTATTTAAGTCATTACCAGCATCATTCGCAGCCTGAATCCAAGGTAAAGATTGAGGTTGCTCTACTTCACGCTCGGCAGTAGGAGTATAAGGTGTAGGTCGTGCGTTAGCACCCATTTGTGCTAAACTTGCTCCAGGAGCAGGACCAGCCTGTGATAACATTGTAGGAGATAGCGGTTGTTGTGGCAAACGCATACCTGGCTGACCTTGACCAGTTGCTAAACTATAATTAGCAGGATTTACCGCACCCGTAGGTAATGGTGGTTGTTGTTGTTGTGCCTTTGGAGGCATTTGTGTCTGACCAGCAACTTGAACTTGTGGTCCAGGCTTTGGCAATTCTGCCATAGCAACAGGCTGATTTGCTTGTTCCTGTGATATAGCACCTTGAGCAGATAAATTTTCTGGCATACCTGCGATAGGTGTAGTCAATCTCGCACCGCCTTGTGCTTGCCCAGCAGGTTCTTGTGTTTTAACCGTGCGTTCTTTACTGCCATCAGCATATTGTTTAGTAGTTGTTGTTTGAACTTCAGTATTGGCTGCTTCATCGGCTTGTTCATTCATCATTCGATTATAGATAGCATCTGAGGGATTCATTAAAGCATCACCAGCCTGTGACACTCTGTTCATAGCCTGATCAAATCTATTACCTACAGCCGTGCCTACTCTATCCATAAAACTTGGATTTACAGGACCAACGGGATTACCCATTGCTTCTTCATCCATTCTGGCAGCAATGGCTTCTCTACGTTTGCGTTCTTCTTCGTCGTCTAAAGGATTATAATTCATTAGTGCCCCTTAAATCTTAAAGCCAAGGTTGCTACCACTACTTGAAGTAGAACTGCCAGTAGGTCCAAGGTTATAACTGGCTGCTGGTGTTCCAAATATAACTGAAGCATATTGATTGTATAGTTGTTGTGGTGACATAGCAGCCTGAGTTGCTGTGCCTGCGGCTCCAAGGGCTTGACCAATACCACCTTGACCTAATTGTGCTAATTGTCCAGCCGTAGCCATACGCTGTCCAGCAACATCACGTTGAATATCTGCGGCAGTTTTAGCCATCAATGCTTGATTAGCACCAGCGGCTTGTCTGCCTGCCAATGCTTGTCTGGCACTACCTAAATTACCACTACCACCAAATTGTGCTTGTTGATTAGCAATGTTTTGTTGGTATTGTGCTTGTGCGGGTGCCAACGCACTTTGAATTTGATTGGCTTCGTAATCAGGATTAAATAAACTTTGTAATCCACTAATACCAGTGCGTAATGCTGATTCGCCAGTTTCACCTAATGTGCCCTGTGCTTGTCTGGCTACACCTGCCTGATTCTGTGCGGCATTTAATACGCCACCTGCTGCCTGATTATAAACATCAGTAGCACCTTTAACAGCACTATTATATGTTGGTGCTAATGTATCTGTAAAGAATTTGTTCTGTGCCTCAACTTGACTGGCTTGAGCACCTGTTAGTCTTGGGTCTGTTGAACTTTGATTGTTGGATTTTCCGCCACTCATATTGGGTTCCTTTGTATTGTATTATTTAGCATATTTTAATACCTGTCTATTACAGGATTGATAATTGAATTTACCGTTCTTTGGATATCGTTGTAAGTATCCCAATCTCCAATAGCGGCTGCTCTTTGCTGTCTGGTCATCCAATCAGCACCAAGTTGTTTAACTATTTCTGCTTGTTGTGCTACCGTTGTAGGATTGGTAGATACAGGCTGAGTTGTAGGTGCTATTGCTCCTGCGGCAGATATAGTAGGTAATTGATAAGTGTTAGTAGCATTAGGCGTGACCATACTGGCAGGGTTATAAGCCTGTCTTCTGTTGGCTGCTTGTATTTGTCGTGTAGGAACATTTTTACCAGCAATTAAATCTGCTATTTGTGCTCCAGTTAGTGGTTGAGCAAGTTGCTGTAAGCCCCAGGGCGTATCTGGACCTGCTGCCTGATTGTAAGCAACATCATCAAATGTAGGACCAACCTGATAACCTTTTGCGTTCCAGTTATACTTGCTTTGAGCAGGATCATAGGTATTATAAAAATCACTGGGATTGATATAACCTGGGTTTAATCCTAAACCACGTTGTGGAGGTTGCGTAGGCGGTAATGTTGGTGGCAATGTCGGAGGTAAAGTAGGCGGCATTGTCGGTGGGAAAGTAGGAGGCAATGTTGGAGGCATTGTAAAAGTAAATGTCTCTGTTTCTGTCTCGGTTTCCGTAGGTCTTTCAGTGGTCACAGGAGGCTCTGTAGTCACTGGTGGTAATGTAGGCAACAATGTATCCGTAAAACTGAATGTAAATGTTTCAGTTGGTGGAGGTGTTGTTGGTGGAGGACGAGAAGCAGTAATAATAATTTCACTGATTTCTTCTGTTTCCGTA